GGCCCCCCAAGCTCAAGCGCGCTTAGTTTGGCCAGTAGCACACCATACGACTTAGTGAATTTCTTCACAGGTCGCATCTGCACGAATCTGACCAACCTACCCTCCCAGCCGGCGTACTCTCTCCGGTTCCAAGCCAGCGGCGAATCGCATTCGGATTCGGAGGTTATGAGTCCCACATCACCAAAGTGATATGGAACCTTGACTCTCCAAGTCCTAGGCGTGTTCGCAACCAACTCGTCCCACAGAGGTTTCCACCTCTCGTCGCAGTAGGGCTCCGTCATCTGAGACGCATAAACCCTAAGAGCGTTCGCCATCCGTACCTCAAAAGGCACGGGGTCGCTAGGCTCTTGACGACAGTAGAAGGGCCGGACGTTGACGCCTCGAAAGGCGTCTAGCCCGCAGCTCTCGAAGAACTCACCTGCCAAGTGAGTCTTCGTACGGTTCACCTGGAAACCGAGGAATTCCAGGCGGTCGACGACAAGTGCAGCGTACTCTTGAGGACACAAAATGTCATCCCCATAGACGCTACAATCTTGCCAATGCTGAATAGGCACGGATGCACGCAACACCGCTGAGAACAGGATAGTCTCAAGCGGGAACGTAAACCCATTACCCATGGAGCTGAACTTCTCCAGCTCGACCCAAGTACCGTCAATAAACGTAAAGGGACTCCTTGCTATCTCTAGCAGGTGGGCCCACTCGCCACTGACGGACTCGAGCACAGCCGCGCGCGCCATACAGTCAGAAGCTTGCGACAAATCAATCGTCGCAATCCTGCTGCTATGTGCACGTTTCACCAAGGAGCGGTTAACCCCCTGGTCGCGTATGTCAACACCGAATATGCGCAATCTATCAACGAGGTGATCACCTATACCTAACTGAACACGAATGTTCAAATCAGGTTCGGAGCATGCCCCGCGTCTAGCGGTCGCCTTCTTCGGTACCGTAAAGTACCTGTTGCCCTTTACAACGATGAACGAGTGCCGATGGAAATTCCACCAGGCCTCACCCATCAAAGGACGAAAGAAGGGTACAAGTGAGTGGGTCAAATGCAAGTCTTTGCACTTGTATTTCTTTGACGCGACCAACTCTTTCGCGTTAACCCCGGTCGAACGCCAGGACCAAACCTCCCTCTTTCGCAAATCCTGTTAAGGACGCTAGGAGTGAGATGGCCCATTATCTCGCGCACG